TATGTAAGCTTGCACTACTTGAACCTTATGTTGTATATCAGAATGCATAGTAAGAATCCTCGGTGTAGTACTCCTGTCTAATGTGAGTAGTTGCATATCTTACCGCATCCATTGCATCGTCAAAAAGTTTGACAGGCTCATCAGTTATGAAATCTCCTATCTTCTTCCACTTGTAATTTTCGTATTCTCTTTTAATTGGCTTACTATCCTCACACCATACCCCGAAGCTCTTTACATTATCAATACCTTTCTTCACTACCTTGTTAGCGTTCTGTACATCGTAGCCGCTATTGTTCAGCTCTTTGATTATTTCTGGACGCGAGTAGTCGGCTAAGACTGTTATATGCTTTTCAATCTCTAGGCTATTCATACGCTCAATTAGTAGAGTAGTAGTCAAGTAGCTTTCATAGATAACAGGTTCTATGTAGATGTCGTTGTCACACCAATAGACCCGCACTAAAGCGGTAGGATGGTTATACCCAAAATCTAATCCATATACGAAGTTAACAAACCTTGCCGGCCTGTGCTGAATAAATGTCCACTGAGAATAGATATTCGATTTGCTTGTCGCCTTTTCACCTAATGCATAGATTTGGTAGAGAGCTTCATCGGTTCGTTTAAGGTCCTCAATTTGTTTCTTAATACTTTCGGGTAGGAATGGGTTGTCTTTGTATGTTGACTTGATTAGTATGCTCTCATCTTTTGGTAGCTCGTATAACCAACTTGCACTATCACTAGGGTTGTAGTCAAATATTAACTTAGACTCAGTACGCATATTCAATTGTGTGAAATCATCGAAGTATAATTCATTGGCTTCATTACACCAGGCTAAATCTCTTTTGCGTCCCCTTATCTTCTGCTCATCGTCTACACTAAAGAATTCAACTATTGACCCATTACCAAAGCTATAGATATGCTCACTCTTATTGTGGGCTTCCTGGCTATACAGTTCGGTTTCTTTGAGTATCTCTATGAAGTCACGCATTACCGTTGCCCTCAATGCAGGGAAAGTCTTACGAATAATTGACACTACCTTATTGGGGTTCTGCAAGCAATACACTATAACCAACTGACAAAGGCTGTAAGTCTTCGAGCTTCTACTACCCCCCTCATTAATTATAAACCGCCTGTCACCTTCTAAAGCTTCGTGGTTCTTCTGAAATATTACGGTGCTCTTTATCTCCATACCCAAAGCAAGGTAAGTTACCCCTACCCCTATTACTCTATTTATATATTATTATATATTTTTTTTAAATTTTGAAAATAAGAGTATAAGTACCCCTACTCAGTTGGCTTCACAATTGTAACGGTGATACTGCCTATCTTATCATTTTGTGAGGTTACATCTGTTTGCTCTTTTAAAGCGTTTAGACGCTGTGTAATTGATGGATTGTATTGTCCTACCATACCACCTTCGATTTGGTCTCTGCGTATCTCTTTCTTTATGTGCGAGCAGACTGTCCTGTACTCCGAATATCTACCATCTGTATTATCGAAATAATGGTGTACATCTGAGTAATCTTTAAAGGCCCAAACTTCAAACCCTTCAATAGTTAAAGGTACTCGTAATGGTTCAGGCACCATCTCAGCAGTCTTTTGAGAAAGTACATATTTTGTCCTAGGATTGTTTGCTACATAGGTCTTATACTCTTCAAACATTTGCATAAGCTTTTCGGGTGTCTCAATCAATTTGGGTCTCATCTTGCTTTACCGATTAAAGTATCTATTTCTTTTTGTAATGCTTTTACTTTCTCCTGGTTAATTTCTTCAGGTGTCAATGTATCAAATAGGTTAATTGTGATTAATCCGTCTTTTAATAGCACTTCAAATTTAGAAGCTCTTGAGGACATTAACTCATTTAATAAGACTGTATCATTTTCAGCATTTAAATATAAGTCTAAAGTACTTTCGTTACTCCTTAGATTAATTTCGCTATCTATTTTTATTTCAGTTATTCTCATCTTCTTCTTTAGTTTTCTTTGGTTTCTTTGTCTCTTCTACTCCTACATAAGCTACGGCTTTTACCTCTTCAAAGATATAGCCTAATCCTATTGAGGTTACATAAGCGTAACGCTCAGGTGTTATCTCATCTATTACTATCTTAAGGTCACCGTACTGTGATTGTTTGATAATTGTCTTACCAATAAATTCACTCTTGATTTTTGTTTTCATATTCATCTACTATTAAAAATGTGTAATACATACATACCCAAACACCTGCACACCTGGCGGCCCATTGGTAATCTAAAGCTATTAATGCAATACCTGCAGAAAATGCTACAAGTAAAGATAGGGTGCTGAGTACTTGACTAATCTTCATAACTATATTGTAATTCGTTTAATTCGTGTTTCAAATCCTTTATAATGTAGTGAGCTGAGGTTGTAGTAATATCGAAATACTTTGCCATGCTTCTAGCTGTATTATATCCTTTATCAATGTAAGCTTCAAATATTGTCTTTTGTATGCTGTCCTTTATTCGTTGCCTGTATATTTCTATTACAGCCTTTTGTAAGTTGTAAGTTTTGTCAGCTAATATCTTAGCATCTAAATCTGTAGTATCTTCTGCAGTATCTTTGTCAACTATGAACGGCATTGAATTTATCCTATCGTGCCTGTTTGATAGTGAAGATGTCCATATCACCTGGTACTTAATTGTATTAAATAAATAGCTCTTTGTCTTTTCAACGGTTGGTAATGGGTCGTTAATGTTTACCACATGAATATAAGAATTGTTTATAACGGTGTCAGCATCTATAAAAGATTTAAAACGCACAAGGAAGTAGTTAGTGTAAGTCCTAACCTCAGCGTAATTCTCAGTTATGTATTTATCAAGTATTGCTTTCATACCATAATTTAAAACCTTTAAACCAAATTTTTCGTCTTACACTAGAGCAGAAACAATCCTTTTCTTTTACGCCTGTATACTTTTCTTTTATCTTAGCTAATTTGTTTAGATTAACCTTTGCGGTCCTAACAAGTTCCTCAGTTTCAAATATAGACGCTATTAAGTCTATTTCAGTTTGTTCAAACATAAATCTAAAATTAAGGTAATTAAAGCAGCAAAGCAGGCAAAGCTAAAATCTAATGTAATAAATATAGTTAACCAAAAGCTCCAACACTTCCAACACCCTAAAGCTGCGTGTGTAAAGACGGTTAAACTATCTACAGGTAACTTAGCAAATATTGCATCTATTGCTAATTGTAATGGCTCAAAGTTAACTAACCACCAAGCCATTGATATAATCAATATTAGTTCCATAGTGTAAATATATAATTAATTTTAATATAAACGCTTTAAAATAAAAAACCCCTAATTAAAGGGGCTTATTATATTCATTCGGTAAATGTACTTATCTAACTTCTTTGCTGTTTCTAAACTTACATCTTTACCTTGCAAAAACCTGTCAATATTGTATTGGTGAAATTTCTCACCTCTTCCCTGTATTTCTTTAACTATTTGGTTTCGTGTTTTGGTCTTTAATGCTTCCCTTAGATAAGCTCGTAAACTATAATCATCTATGTACATATCAAAATGGTAAGTCATCAGCATCTAACTGAGTCACTCTAATTTGTGGCTCATCAGTTTTAATATACGGCTCACTAAAAGAAGCACTGAAATACTTTGTGCCTTTTGAAGATTCTTTAAGCCATAAAGCTACTTCCATATCTTTGCCGTTTACATTTACTTTCCCTTTGTAATCGGGGTGGTTTTCGGACTTCTTGTTATCATTTTTAAAGATAGCACCTGAATTGTTTTTTGTTTCCATTTTATATTTATTTAATTGTTACTTCAAAATGACACATAAAAAATGCAATTCTAATACACTTATCTTCAAAGTCTATTGCTATCATTGGAGTAATAGAAATTACATTCCATTCTTTATAACTGTTAATTAATTTTACTTTCATTTTTAATATTATTTAGTTGTTAGGGATAAAATTAACTGTCATAGACACTAATTGTCCATCTGTTTGTTTTGTATACTCAACTGAATCTACACTTACTAAATTGATTCCCATTAAGTTTGGGAATACATCTATGGAAATAGGACAATAAGCATTGTTCTTTACCACATCTTCAATTGTTACTTTTTTTGTTTCCATTGTTAATCGTTTTTAAGGTTTAATAAATAAGCTATTGAACAAACCCAACCCCAAACTATTGCAGGTGTGAGCAGTATTGTTAGTAAAATTATCATATCGTTTCAATTAGTTGGTTATAGTATTCTCTGCATAATTCTATTCGTGTTTTTATCTCTTCGATTACAGTCTCATCCCTGTCAACAACAAAAGTCTTAATTCGTTTTTCTTTTGGTATATGGTCAAAGTTATGCTTTGCTTCTACAAAGTTTCTTATTTCTTGGCTTTCGTCTATTGACTGCTGCTTCCAGTGTTCACGCCTTACCTCATCTTCAACTATTTCAAATGGTGTATTAATAAGGCAGTAACAAAGTAAAGAAGTTTGCTTACCTGTTAGCCACATATACCCCTGTAATTGGTAAAAGTAATCCTTATTCGGTAGCTCATCTTCAAAGAACGGAAAGGTAGTTGCATCCCAACTTGATTTAACATCTAAAAGAATATCTGTGTTTACATCGGGCGTGCCTTTAATCCAATCATTAGAAAAACTTTCTTCGTTTTTATATATGAACCCTACCTCTAAAGTGTCCATAGCTAAATTGATAGCCTCATCTTCTACGGCATTACCCTTGTCTGTGTACCTACTCCAAAACTCCTTATAGATTCCGTATTTTTCCTGTAATACAAGTTCCTGTATATAAGTCTTAGTAGTTTGTGACAGTACCTCGCTTTTTAAACGAGGCTTTGTCATTATCTTACCTAATTGGCTGCATCTTACTTTCATTTCGCAATGTGTTTAAGTTGCTCAGGTGTTAAAGCAAAATCAGTTAATAAACTTGCCATTGAATATTTACCTTGTTCAATAGATTCTAACGCCTTGTCTAATCTTTTAGCATCTATCGTTGGCTTCTTTGGTTCGTGTTTAACTTGTTCACCTGAAGCATCGGTATCTTTGTCAGTAACAAGCCCGCAAATCGAAGATAAAGCGTATCTACGAAGGTATGTTATAGCACTTCCTAATACTTGAAAGTCGTTCATACCTTTCAATTGTACATTTTGAGGTATTGCTGTTTTGCTTTCGATACTTTCACCACTTTCGCAGTGGAATAAAATAGTAATCAATTCAGTTCCGTTAATCAACTGAGTAAATCCCAATCCATTCTTTTTTAGTAATGGGTTGATAGTTTCAAAGATTTTAGGTAAATCGGCATAAGTGTAACCGTAACCTTGTGTTGCTTTGTGAATAACAGGTACCTCCTGTTGAAATTCAGCTAAACTTTTAAATAAATTTTTCATAGCGTTTTGTTTTTAAATGGTTAATTTATCGTCAAATATAATTATATTATTTTAATTGGCAATACTTTTTAGTAAATATTTTCAAAAAAAATTGTTATTGGTAGTAAAATTCCTTTACTGGTGTTGCTATCGCCGCCTTTAACATCACGATTAGTTTTAACAAATTTTCTGCATAATTCTTTTAATTTATCTGTTTTAATAAATACACAATGAAAATCAGATAAAAAATAACAGTAATAAAATGCTTCTGTTGTAGAAAGTCCTGAAGCTTTGCCTCTACTTTCATATTCAACAAAAATATTCTTTGTTTCTAATGCTCTAAAATCACGCTTAACTTCTATTTTCTTACCTAATAATTCTCCTAATTGCTTTTCGTAAACCTGTCCTATTTCTAAATCAAATTTAAAGTCGTTGTTATAAATCATTTTTTATCTTTTTTTTATAAATTTCTATTATTTCTTTTAGTTCTTCTTTTGTCCACTTCTTTACATCGTGTGCTTTAGCTTGCAGCTTCATTAACCTTTCCCCTCCTATTCTCTTTTCAATTCCTATTTGATAGTTTAACAAGTTACCTGACAAAAAAGTGTTACAGTGTTCGCACTGGAGGTGACAATTGTCTTCATTGAATCTTACAGCTGAGTGTCCTCCCTGTGAAAAATAATGGCCACAATTTTTCTTCTTTGGTGGTAAATCACAGCTAATGCAATTTAAGCCCTCATCACGCATCCGAATAAACTTATTAAATACTTGTTGAGTAATCTTTAAATAATCACTTAGTGTCGTTAAATCGGCTTTCATTTGCGTTTTTTTCTTGGTCCATTGCTTAGCGTTTTCTGTTTCAACCCAAACTTTTATACACTCAGATTTAAAGCAATACTTTTGAAGGAATTTTACAGGCTCAAATTGTTCTTTGCAGTTTTTACATTTCATACATCTTCAAATTTAGTTCTGCTTGTTTGACTTCGTATTTTAATTCAAGATTTAACCTTTCAAGCCTGTAAGATGTTTCAACTTGCATACGCAATTGTTTTTCCATCTCGTGAATAAAAGCGTAAACATCTTCCAGTTCGGTTTGGCTTTCCTGCATAGAATTTATTAAGTCTAATCTATTCGGGTGCTTCTTTATTATTTCGTCTTTTGATATTTCTATCTTAATAATATTTTTCTTAAGTATTGCTTTTTGTTTCAGTAGTTCTAAGTTCATTTTAATAAATTTTTATCTAATTTAAATTTTATGTCAATCCATTTCCGGTAAGCATCACAATCATCAAAACTATTTTCTCTTAATAATATTAAATAACTTATTACCGAAATTACAACATTACTTTTTAATCTAAGATTAAACCACTCACCTTGAAATCTCCAAGAGTCTAAGCATCTATGCAAATAATGTTCATAATTTTTATTTTCAATTATTTTTATCTTATTTACAAATGGATTTGCACATTGAATATTTCTAATTCTAGAATCAATATCTACTGTAACACCTATTTTAAATGATGTGTTATTAGATAAAAAAACAATATAAGTATTTTGTGGTTTCATAATTTAAAATGGTAAGTCGTTTAATTTCTTTTCTATCATTGTTAATTTTTGTTTTGGCCTGTGCTTTTTTAAAGGGTCAATGCCTCCAATAGTAAAGCCTAAACCTCTATTAAATTCACAAAGAACAGGTAATTCTAATTCAGTGTGCTTACCTCCAGTGTCCATGTCTTTGATTTTTTCTACACCTATCATAGTTAAAAACTTCATATCCTTATGCTTGATTAATCTATGGATTACAAACATATCATCACACCTGTTTAAAAATGCTTTACCTCCTTCAATGTGGTCCTTTAATGGTGGTTTAAGGTGTCCCTTCCAATGGTGCTGCTCAGGGTATAGATTACCACTTCTACCACTTTCACTATTAGGGTGCGTGTTTATGTAGATTGTTTTTCCTGTATTGTTTACAAATTGACGAGCCATATTTAAAAACTTGTAGTTACCTTCATAAGTCATGTCTCTATCAAGCCCTGTAAATGGGTCAATAAGACAAGCGTCTGCATTTGAATTACCAAATATAGCTAAAAGTTCTTCAGGCTTATAAAGTTTTGAATTATCCACAAAGTCAAAGTACTGTTCTAAGTAAGTTGAATAACTATGTATATCTTTTTCTGTAAGCTCTTTAAATGGTTTGCCTGAATACATTTGTATCATATCACGCATTAATTGTCCGCTTTGATTTTCACCGCTCCAAATTATAAACTTTAAATTTTGTTTAATTGCAAGTGCTAAAAAGTACCAGGTTATCCAATAAGTTTTTCCTACATTGTCGTGGCCCAAAATAATATTTAGTTGTTTAGGTTTAAATCTTAAATTATCATCTAGGGGACAATCTAAGCCTAAGCCTTGTTTAATTTTACCATTACGGTAATCTAACAAGTAATTTATTGAGCTTCCTTTTTGCTGTATCATTTTGAATATTTTGCTGCGTGTGCCATAAGATGATTATATAAAATATCCTCACTTGAAGCTTCAGGTTGTTTAGGTTCATTTCTCTTTAACCAATTTTTAGTGGTCAAATATAAAGATGTATATTTTTTGTTCATTGCATTATTTTCAATTTGGTCTAATATATCATCAATATCATTTTTTGAATAAACTTCAACTAACTTTTCAAAATCAGTTTGTGATAAACTTAAATGGTCAAAGCTTCTATATATATGTATATCTTTTACTTTAACATTATCATTATCTTTAACAGCTATTTTTGCTATCGTTTGCTTTGGTTTGCTATCGTTTGCTATACCAATAATGCGATTGCTATCGTTTGCTATAGCTTGCCATCTTTTCTCAGCACCTATTTTACCCGCTACACTACGACTAGCTTTAGTTTCCTCAAATTTAACAAGGTCTCTTTTAAGTTGTAATTTAATAGGTGTAAATGCAATATTGATTAGAATATCATCACTTATAGGATTCTCATCATTAACATAAGCCATTATATGTTTGATTAATTTACCCGCAATTTCATCAGGAAGTTGTGAAAATAGTTCTTTTTGGTCGGCGTAAAGAATAAAGCCTTTTTTGTTTTCTGCCATAGTACTGCACTTAAAATGATAAAACCCCTTCAACTTTCGGGAGTGCAGCCCTAATCATCAAAGAGGTTTCTAATAAAGTTTTTAATTCCCCTGCACTGGGTTTACAAATATAATAATATATTTAATATAAACAACTTTTTATTTTTGCTTTCAAATCAGTTAATTCTCGCATTGAATTTACTTTAAGTATTTCCTGTCGTAGTGTAACACGAATGGGGAAGCGTTCCCTTAAGTCTAAAGTGCAATTTAAATACTGCTCATCTCGTACTCTATGCCAGTGCTTATGGCTTTCTATTGAGTGTATAATAGTAGCGTGTGACTTGTTGAATATTTCTCCAATCTCTCGAAGCATTAACTTTTCTTTGCGTAATAGGTGAGCAAGGTAGAACCGTCTATAAACTTTGTCTCTTTGTCTATTGGGTAGGTGTAAGCCTTCTTCAATTATCACTTGTTTTATTTCTTCTATTCTGCTCATTTTAAAAAGTATTTGTTGTGTTTATCTTTGTTTAATTTGTACCCTAGTTGCTCGTACATCTTTAGGTATCTGTAAATTGAGCGTTCACTTATTCCTAAGTATCGTGACATTGAGCTGACCGGTCTAGGTTTAATTTTTAAGAATTCAATCAGCTTGATTACTCTTAACATTCTGTGCTGGTTCATACGGTTATAATTTTAAATGTACCTGAATAATGGTTGCCGTCGTTTTTAAGTTGTCGCTGTTTCCAAACTGCTATGTTCCGACAAATAAAGTAATAAGTTTCAACTGCATTGCCGTCTATCTCGTATGTTAGTCTATATGATTTCATCTCCATTAGTTTGCTGTTGTAAAATGTCAAAGCCGTACACTAAAAAGAAACTATCAAAGTGTCTTAGTATCGTGTTTTTGTTGTAAGCAAACAGCTCTTTACACCTGTTAATATACCACTCACGAAAATTTAAGTATTGCTTAAGTGTTAAATTTCCGTTCATATCTGCAAACAGCCACTGTTGAGTGATTGCCTCGTTGTTAAATTCTCTGCGTTCTTCAGTTTTGTTTGTCATTGTCTTGTTGTTTAGGGTTTAAATAATCATCTTGTGCTTCTAAGTAAGCTAAGTATAAATCTAAGTCAAAGCTCCCGCCTTTATCATCTTGACAGGATTGATTTCGCCACCATTGCATCTTTCGTTTAATGCTGAAGCTTGTGGGTGTGAATGTATTTTCCATAGTTTAAAGTTTAGATTTTATTTGTCCTGTTTGTATTAATTTAAGTATTGCTTCAGCTTCACCATTTTCATTTAATGGAACATAAAATAAGTTGTTATGGTAGCATTTAATAATGTTTAACATCTGCTCCTTCTCCATTTCTAATGCCTTATCCCAACAATCTCTGTTGTATTTAAAGTCTTCTTCGCTGTATGGTTCTGAGTTTAAGTTTTCTAATAACCATTCTACTGCTGTTTGTTCCATATCATTTCTATTTAATTAATGGGGCAACTTTTACCCCTTATCTATTATAGTTTTGTTTAATATTCTGAATTATCCGTTTGAAAATCACGCTCATCTTCTACAAACCCCTCAAAGCCAAAATCATTAGGGTCTTCTAAAATATGTTCCTGTATAAATTCTACCATTTCGTTTACTTGACTTACACTAGGGTAGTAGTAGTGCTTTATTCCGTTTATTACCTGTAGACTATCCTGCAGTTCAACTTCTACTTCTAAGTCACCTTCATAACTCCATCTTCCAAAGTTCCAAGTAAAATTAACTATGTATTGGATTGCACCGTCTTCGCTATAGTATTCAACTTCGCACTTGCGGTCTGTTGTAAAATCGTATTCTCTTTCAATCATCTTTTAAAGTTTAGCTGTTAATAATGTGTATCGTGCTTTAAGCCTGTTAATGGCTCTAATTTCTGCCTGTATGTTTTCTTCAGTGTGATAAGGTGTTAAGCCTTGTTCATTATTCCTGCCGTTACTCCAAATCATCTCATCAACTATTCTTTGACCTTCAATAATTAAGTCAATAGTTCTAATGCAAGCTTCGTGTTTTTCTCTTAAGTTTTTCATATATGTGCTAAATAAAGTATTATTAATAATCCGCCTATCATTATAAGCATTCCCTTACCTAAGTAAGCATCATCTTCGTTTGTTGGTGTAAAGTAGTCAATTAGTTTTTTCATAGCGTTTAAATTAAATTGTTAATTGTTTTACCGTTTTGAGATATTCAAAGGTAATACTTATTTACATATGTCAATAACTATTTGCTAATTTATAATCATTCTAAATAAGGATTGTAGTAAAATCAAGGGTTTCAGCAAAAAAATAGGTGTAATTTATATTCATTCTAAATAAGAAATGCACTTAATTAGGGTAAATTGCACTTAATTTTGCAGAGGAATTAGGGTTATGTCCTTAAGTTTAATCAATTGCACTTACTTTTTTAAGGTTATTCCCTTAAAATATATAATAATTGGCGAGTGCATTCCCTATAAAGCATAATTAACTATTCAAATTGTAGAGATTTTACAGATAATGTGTTATATACTTTACAAATTATAGGCTTTTTGCTACCTAGAAGTAGCATTATTGATTTATTTTTGCTAATTGATTAAGCATTATAGTGGAAAATTCTAACAAGATTTGTGACAAAAAACCCCCGCTAATCCGAAGACTAACGAGGGTAAATTAACTCACGCTATGAGAGTGCCGTAAAGTTAAGTAATATTTTTCTTTTTAATGCTATACTTTAACCAATCAATATAAGTTTTATTATTGACCTTATAGTATTTTTTGCAAGGGTTGCATATTAACCAATGGTGTATGGTCCCTGCTGCAGTCGTTACCTTCTTATTATATCTTATGTTAGTTGTACCACACTGCGGGCAGTCGTACTTATCGCCACCTCTTAATACTGCATAGTTTACTTTGGTTTGGGTGTACTCATTAAGCTTGTCGAATACTGCCTGTAATACGGTTACATCCATCTTACAATATTCTATCATTTTATCCATTGCTTCAGGTGATTTCTTAAAAACAATATCCTTCCATAAGTCAAGGCCTCCTGTTTGAAGCTTCGCACCTACACCCAAAAATTTAGCTATGTAATCTAGCTTATTACTATTAAAGTTAAAGTATCTTTTTGCTTCTTTAAGGGTGTCAATAGTATTGTATACAGGTGGCATTTTTAAATCGTGAAATATACACCTGGTCCTTAGCCACTTCATGTCGAACCTATCACCGTTATGGGCTACTATTTCTTCAGCTTGTGCTATAACCTTTAAAAACTTCTTAAGCATTGCCTTATCAGATTGTTTACTATCCCACTCTAAGCTATGCACCTCATCTTCACCTTCCCATTTATAACAAATGCAAATAATAGCACGCTCATGTATAATGTCACCAGGATTAATAGTAAGATTGTAACCACTACGCCAAAATATACCTACATTAAAGCTAGTTTCTATGTCGAAAAATAAACGGTTTCTTTTCATACACTTAAAATTTTTAGTGTAAATGTAAACTATTTATTGAAAGGGTTGTATAATTTGTCTAAAATTCGTAAGGCAAAGTTTAAAATGAACCCTACAAGTAACCCCCAAAAGAACAAACGCCAATTTGTTTTAGCCTTCTCTTGTTTTTTATCCTTATAAATATACTTATACTTTAATACATCCTGCTTAACAAGTTGCGTTTTGTACCTGTACTCTATTCGTGTTTGCCACCTGGTCTTAGGTAGCTCTAAAATTCTTATTACAGTGTCTTTGTACCTTAAAATCTTTTCAAATATAATAGTATCGTTATACGCTACCGCTACACTATCAATAGTTGCTACTTTTATTGTATCAGTGTCTACAGATAGGCCGTTTTTCACAGCTTTATTGTAATGCCATAAGGCACGCTTAGATTGACTGCAAGCTAAAAGTAATGTGATTGTACTTAAAACTATTATAAGTGTCTTAAATCGCATAAAAACACGCTTTAAAATCATTTAATCTATTCAACCACCCTTTAAGAAATACTGAATTCTTACCTTTTGCTATTGCTCTGAAAAATCTTTCACGCTCTACAAACATTACAAATAGCAATTCTTTACCGTTTAGTGAGTTTATGGCGGTAATTGTTTGCGGTCCTATTGAGCCGTCAATTGTTACCTTTAAGCCGCACTGGTTAACACACTTTTGTACAGTCTTAATTGCTTGACTTGTACCTGAACCCCACGCTATTTCAGTTAAGAATATAGCTACAGTAATATCGTTGATTTTGTCAGCTTTAACACCATCCCAATAAGAACCCTTAAAGACCTTAAACCAATCTTCGCTATTCATAGATAAGAACCTACTATCATTAGCTTTACCAAAGGAGTGAACCCATGCAGCGTAGGTAATTCCTGCGTTAGTATGGTAACCGCTTTTGCCATTGAAACTTGTAGGACAAGGGTATGAGCTCGCACTGTCTGCGGTGTGCCTACTTAGTCCACCTTCCCACTTTCTAATAAAGTGAACAAACGCATTAATCTTTGAGTCCATCTATATCGATTTTAATTTCTTTAGCTCTACCTACTGCTCTTTTAAATGCGTGCCATAAGCCGTACTTATGAACAGCACGATAATTCTCATCTATGCTAAATATTTCTATGCTAATTAATATTAAAGCAATCACTTTAGTAAGCATTAACGGAACTGAAAAGAAGGTTAGCATTATAGCATTTAAAATAAATTTATCTATAAGAAAAAATAGTATAACGGTGATTTGATAAAGCATCATTTTTGATATTATACTAGATAATCTTCTGCTAGATATTTTCTCTTTTAATTTCTTTGCTTTCCATAAGCCGAAAACTGTATCTAAACAAATACAAAAACCTACTAAAAAAAGCAAGTTAGTAACAGGTAAAAAAAATGTCCACAAAACAGCAAGTAGTTTAGGTAAGCTTGTGCGAATTGACGCTAATAAAATGAACAGTTGAAGTCTCATTATATATTATTAACTATTGTCTGTAGATAAGAGCCACCTTCAGGGTCTTTACCTGCTATTGTTATACTAATAAATTGAATGTAAGGCATAGCAAAATATTCAGGATAATCATAATTATAACCTAAAGCTACAGCAATATCACCTAATAAATCAAAACTAAATTTTGCATCTATACCATAAAATTCAGCTATTTCAAATAAGCTGTTATTGGTCTCTATATCACCTATTGTTTTATCTTGCCAATCTTTTATTAAGTTTACGCTCATAGTATAAGTATATTATTGTTATAGCCGTTATCTCTTTGGAACCCACCACAGCTACCAATACAGGTACCTTGACAATTGCACCTGTCTATCATAGGTCTTAAATCAGTATCACGATTTGCCTCATCTGTAAAGCCAGGGAATAAATCTTTATTAGCTAGCAAATAGTTGATTAATCTTTGTTCAAAGAATGCTGCCTTTTGTGCATAGTGCTCCATACCAAAAGCTACCTCATTTCTACCTACTGACCCGCTATAATCACCGCTTTGAGTTTGCAATCCTTTGTTCTTTAATTGGTAAGTCAAACCGAATACTGCATCTTCTGCAGAACGCCAAGCTATTACAGGCTGTATAAAACCTACTAAGATAGTTTCATTAGGGCTTAATGTCTGAGCGTTGTAAGCTGTAAGCAATCCATTGTAGAAAGTAGTACCTAAGATAGGTTGCACTCTTAGCTGTGCCTGTGTGGCTATGTAGGGCGTTACATCTGTTACATCTACATTGGCTGTAATAGGTGTATTCGTTT